GTCTGAGATATCAGCGATGGTATCTTCTAATTATTGCGGGCGTTCGCAGTGCAACGCTCGAAAGAGCTGAACGTTTGCAACCCTAAGGAAGGTGTACTATGTTAACCAATACAACTCGGTCTCGCGTACGGATCAACCCGACTCGTTTGAGTCATAACATTCCTCTTGGGCACTACCGTAACTGGAGTGCCACAAACAAGAAATGGGGTGATCCTAACTCTGAAGTGCTTCTCACCTATGCTAGCTACCCAAAATATGAAGATGGGCAGTTGACACGTGATGAGTTGCATAAGGGGCCTCCGTTCAAGGAGGGTGGTCCTTTCGACACTATCCGCGTGAACAGTTGTAATCCCCCTTTGGGGGTGTATGGAGTTGGCGTCCACATGCGTCTCGATGGTTTGAAACGCTATGAGGGCGGGTTTAGTATACCAGACAACGCTGATTGGTTGGGTGGAATGAGTATGACCTCATTCGATTCCTACCTATCCGGCGATGCATCCAATTATCCAGACATGGCTGACTGGGGCGATAGGGCTTATAATAGTAATAAGCCCCAACTTGAGAAGGCGGGGGCCGCTGTATTTTTCGCTGAATTGCGAGATTTACCGCGGATGATGCGAACTACGTCACGCTTTTTCCATGATATTTGGAGAGGCATGACTGGTTCCTCATGGTCCCCTGCTTTTAAGCATATGCAGCCCAAAAAGGCTGCAGATCACTTTCTCAATCACCAGTTTGGCTGGTCTCCGTTTCTAAAAGATCTACGCAAGTTCTATAACGCGTTTGATCAAGCTGACAATCATATCGAGAAACTTACTCGAGAGAATGGTCAGTGGATACGGAGAAAGCGCCTCATGTATGAGAATTCTACGGGGCCCGTACTACTAGGTTCTGGAACGGGAGTAAAGCTATTCCCGAACTCGTCCTTTGATAGTCCGTTTGCACCGTGGTTTCCTCCCGGTTCTCCTTCTACTTGGCGTGTAACCGAAGAAGTAATTACTAAGGTATACACGGTAGGTCGTTGGAGGTATTACCGGCCTGAGTTTGATAAGACTAACCCCAAGTATTCGGGGATAATGAACAACATGAAGCGTCAAATGACTCTTTATGGTGCTCGTATTAGTCCATCAAACATCTATAAAGCTACACCTTGGACATGGGCTATCGACTGGGTATCAAACTTCGGTGATCAAATCGACCGAGCGAATGATATGTTAGTTGATAGCGTAGCCTGTCAGTACCTTTATGTTATGCAGCACCAGCAGAGAGTTAGGAAGTTTTATCAATGTCTTCCTTTCACCTCTGGTACTGTGCTTCTGGAATTCTCTCGAGTAATCGAGACAAAACAGAGGCGTGAAGGTCTGAGTCCTTATGGATTTAGCCTGTCGTTGGCTAACTTAACGCCGCGACAATTAGCGATCGCTGGCGCTCTAGGCATCTCCCGCGGGTAACCGCATCGATGTCCAGATACCACGATCTTTCTCTCTATGTGCTCCTAAACGGCATCCCACTCGGAAGGGGAATGTCGCGGCATAGGGATTAACAACTCCGTTAGAAACTCTTTGGAGGTCAACCACTATGTTTGCAGATCCACAATCAGTTACAGTCAATGCTGTCGCTCAATCTATGCCTCGTGTGCAAATCGATGGTAAAAAGTGTATCTATCAGAAATCTGATGGAACATTTACCCTGACAATTTCACACCAGGTCTTGTCTAATGACCGAGTAAGGTCAATGGCAAGAATAGATCAGAAGGCCATTGTTCCGGACCCGTTGACGGCTGTCAACGATTACGAAACTTTGAGCTTCTACACCGTCATCGATCGACCCCTTGCGGGGTTCTCGTCGACGCAAGTAGATCAGCTAATAGCCGGATTTAAAACCTGGCTTGACTCCACTACTATTGGAAAGCTTTTTGGACAGGAGTCCTAAGATGAAGAAATTTAAGTGGAAAACACTTTTGATTTCTCTTCTCGGAGCTGCCCTGGAAGTCCTTCCAGTGCTGTTGGAGAATGCACTAGCTGAGAAGCTAGATGCAGGCTCCTTGGATCCTGTAGAGGATCCCTCTGTTGATAACGGGAAAGTTCTTAGGCGTGCAGCCCGAGAACGAGCTCGTCTCATTAGGTCGAATGGACATAATTCGGTCCAGTAGACTCTTTTTGTAGTGGCACTGATTGTCTGGTGCCATTTAACTGGCATCAGAACAAGGCAGGCATACGTGGCTTGAAGCTTCGCCTTCAATTAAGGAGGTTGGCTTGAAAAGCAACGTAAGTGACTTCTTGGAGCTGATGGGGCATGTCTATAGAGACGCTACCATCAAGTGTACCGCTGATGTCTCCGATTTTCGTGATCTGATAACGATAAGATCACGGGTCGAAGAAGAAGGGTTATCTTTTCTTACGATAACCTTGCCCCAATTTGCTAAGGACCTCGAACAGGCCTTGCAAAAGGGGTTTGTTGACGCAACACTTTTCTGCCGATGGAAAAGGCAGAGAGGTGCAGTAATGCCCGCTTTTTTGCAGGGGATTACTCGTCATATCTTCGACTTTGAGACAGGAAAGGTGATTAAAAATGAAGTTCCCTCAAAACTTAGAGGTCTATCAGACGATATTCCTACTCTTATTGATGCTGTACGACAGATATGTCTTACATTCAAGAAGGTGGAATTGGAATGTACCCCGAAAAGGGTCCAAGCCGCGTTTGATAGCTTCATCTCAATCGAGCAGTCCTTTGAGAATTTCTCGATTTCCGAAGAAGATCATGCCCAGTTTTTGCATGTTTCTTCTATGCTCTGGGATAATATGGTCGGTGATTTTAATCCTTCCAATATTCTTCCCAAGCATGGTCCCGGAAATACTGCCGAGAAAATTTCTGGTAACCAGAAGTATTTTTGGCGACGCTGGCACGATCGTCTTGAGCCTTATTTCCCCATTATTGATAGTGGGTACCCACTTGGTACCCCTCTTGATAGTGAGGAGCTCAAATCCGTAACGATCGTCACAGAGGACGAAGAACAACCCGTGAGGGTTGTCCCCGTTCCTAAGTCACTCAAAGGTCCCCGCATAATAGCTATTGAGCCTTGTTGCATGTAATATGCGCAACAAGGGATAAGAGATTACCTTTATGGTAAGCTCGAGTCCTACCGATTTACGGCTGGTCATATAAACTTTCGTGACCAATCCATAAATCAGCGCCTTGCTATTGAAGCGTCGAAAACAGGTCAATTAGCAACGATTGATCTTTCTGATGCTAGTGATCGTGTTCCACGGTCGCTTGCAATGGAGATGTTTCGTTCGAATCAAGATTTATATGATTCGATTGAAGCATGTCGTTCGACACGAGCGCAACTTCCTGATGGTACAATAGTGTCACCATTACGAAAATTTGCGTCGATGGGCAGTGCTCTCTGTTTTCCAGTGGAGGCGATGTACTTCTACACGGTATGTGTAGTCGCCTTGCTGAAAGACAGGAACCTTTCCTTCAACCCTAGTAATGTTTTTAAGGTTACTAGGATGTTGTACGTATACGGGGATGATATAATTACCCCGTCTGCGAATGCGGTTGCTATTCTCGATCACCTACAAAAGTACAATTGTAAGGTGAACCTCAATAAGACTTTCGTGAGCGGAAGCTTCCGAGAGTCGTGTGGGGTTGATGCATATGACGGGCACGAGGTAACACCTACGTACCTTAACCGTATGCTTCCTGAGAATAGGCGGCAAGCGCATGAGATTGTTTCGTGTGTAGCGACTGCTAACCACTTTTACAAAAAGGGTTATTGGTCGACTGCGCAGTTTCTATTCCGAAGAATAGAGGCAGTCATAGGGCCCTTGCCCTATGTCTCTGAAACGAGCGAAGCGCTTGGGCGTTTCTCTTACTTGGGTTATGTTTCCGCTGAAAGGTGGAACCATAAGCTCCAACGTCTAGAAATAAAGGCGTTGGTCACAAGTCCGGTCTACCGTACTGATAGACTGACGGGATACGCTGCTCTTTCGAAGTGCTTACTTGATTTGGGGGCGCAACCTCATAAAAGGTCGCTGACCCCTGAGTCTCGTAGCTCCTCGCTGGAGCGTTCAGCGCGGCACGGCGCCGTTGCACTAAAACGCCGTTGGGTCTCGGCCTCATAAGGCCGAGGGGGCGACTTCCAGTCGCT